TCAGCCTAGTGGTAAGAAACATTTTTTATTGGTAGGGTTGGGATCGCTACTCAGAGGATAAGCGATCCCGAGGGAGAAACACTAAGTCACGTTGTTATGTCCGTATTTGTCGCCGTAAAGGCTTACGAACATATCGTGGGCTTCCTCTGGGTGTAGTGGATCTTCGTTGAAGTTGTGACGCTCTTGGGTGTCTAGCTGATACCAATGGTCAAAGTTGGTTTCAAAAGAGCTGGATTCGTCGTATATAAATTCTTTTATTTCATATGCACACATATTAATTCTCCTTTTTATTATTATTATTCAACAAAACTGTCATTATTAAAAATGAAGTTACTATAGTGGCAACGCTTAAAAACATTTCGGTTTCTGTGTATATCATTAGTTACCTCCTACGAACAATATCGCAAACACATTTGAACGAATAGTGTGTGTGCGTTATCGTAATTATTGAAAGTTGCAACAGGCGATTCGCTACCGCTCTTTCTCTTAGGTTTATATACATTGCCCTTATAATCTAAAACTTCAACAAAATATTTTTTGTTATCTTGTTTCAATAAGACATAAGGTTTATTAGTTTTGTAATGCGTGGTTACGCTTTCCAATAAAGTTTTATTCATTAGTTACCTCCTTAATTTCTAAGACACTTACTGGCTCTAAAAAATAATCACTTTCTATCGCATTTAATACAACGTTATCCTCTAAGGGATTACCACTAGGACAAATAAAATCATCAGTTGTATCAACATCTACAACTAATTTTATTTCTACTTTCTTAATGCTCATTAGACACCTCCTTTAACTAAACCAGAGCCACGCATGATGTCCTCTACTGTGTCAACAATATCTTCAAATTCATCTTGCTTTTCTGGTGTTCTTGCTTCATTACCAAATTCATCTTCCACCCAGATATTATCTAGTGAACTGTATTCAAGAATATGGTTTGATAATGTTGCGTATAATTCCACCCATATTTCTGGTGGTACAACTACTTTAGGTCTACTCATCAGACACCTCCTATAAAGATCTGGAAGCGTGATAATCGCTCCAGAATTCATCTGCTGAACCAAGGATCTTAATTGGTTCATCTTGGTCTACTAATTTAATAGCCGTTACGCCCTCATATAGCTCTGTATTGATTACATCAGACTTTGGGAAGGTAAAAGCACCGCCACCATATTTAATGACGGTTAGCGTTGCGTTTGTTGTTCTGCTCATTGTGTTACCCCAATTGTAATATTGTCATATTCTCCAAGTTCTCTTTCTACTTTAAAAGAGCCAACACGATTGCCGTTAATATCTCGACAAGAACCTTCATCATTTCTTTTAACCTTCTTGATGGTTTCCTCTAATATTCTGTCCACTTCTGCACAGTTAAAAGAATCATCATCATAATAAAATGCTGAGTTTTCCGTATTAATATCAATAATTATTTTCATTGGTTATACCTCCTCGCTGTAAATCTCTGTTACATCTTCGGCTAATTGTTTGTTTAGTTGTTCTAGTTTTTCTAAACCAATATTATTAACTAGCCATCTTTGCACCTGTTGAGTGCTTAACCCATAATCTAAGGCGTTATATTCAACAAATGATTCAATAACAAAAGATCGTTTTTTCTTTTCGGTGTTGCATAACTCAAAGCGTGTTTTATATTTGTTATAAATATCCTCGCCATAGTTACCATCTAAAAAAGCGCTGTAGTATCTTCTAACTACATGATTTGGATTATTAATAATATTATCTATATCATTAAAATCGTTTGCGATTGGTTGGTATGTTTCCATAATTTCTCCCTTTTTATATATTGGTTAATCTTAAAATTTATGCTCTGGTCTACAGTTGTAGCAATAATATTCCATGCCACCATTTGGCTCGTGGTCGTGTCTTTCGTGGTAAACTTCTACACCTTCCCCGTAATACCAAATTGTCCAAGCTTGTCCGCATGGTAAAGAGCTATCTGAGTTCCTTTCAAGCTCAACGGTGTCGGCTTTGAAAGGCTTTTTGCAATCGTCACATTTATATTGTTTATATGTTTCCATATTTCTCCCTTTTTTATGCCAGTTCATTCCGGCATGATTTAATTACACTGCACAATTACCCACAATGCAACTCTTTTTACTAAATTAATAGTATGTTTTTGCAAAAAGTCTATAAAATGAGGGTATGGAAGGGAAAGAAAAAGGGAAACCAGGAAGGAAAAAGATCCTATTTACAGAAGAAGACTACGAGAATATTACTCGTTGGGCTGGTCTTGGTTTATCTGAGCAACAAATAGCAGACAATCTTGGAGTATCTTTGAGTAGTATTGCGAGGAATAAACGCAATAATGATAAATTTGACACAGCTTTAAAAAAAGGAAAGTCAGTTGCAATCAAAGAAGTGTCATCTGCTCTCTTTAATAATGCTGTGCATGAAAACAATACAACGGCTCAAATATTCTTTTTAAAGAACAGGGGGGAAAGTGGACAATGGACAGATAAAACTACTGTGGATCACCAGATCGACATTAAAAAAATGCTTACGAACGCACACGAACGAATTATCGAGGGTGAAATAACAGAAACGGTTACTAATGGGGATCGGTTCCTTCATGAGAACAAGGCTAATAACAAAAATAAGGAATAGCTAGGGCGCAAGTTGCAAAATAATATCTCTCTCTCCCTTTGTTTTTTGCAGCTGGTTCAGGTTGCCCGTTTTCTGATAGCGATATTAGAAAATACCCCCCCTGAACCCCCGCTTGCGGGTGCATGTATATATAAACACTTGAAATAATTTTTTTATGAAAATTGACAAGAAGGCATTACAAGAATCAGTAACCGACACAATACTAGGTGCAGCTTTTAACTTCCCATTATCTTGGGCAACCATAGCTGTTACTTTGGTATTTACTAATGACGCATTAACCATAACTGTAATTCAGCTTATGGTATTAACATTCGCAGCAATTATAAGACGATATTACACTCGTTTATATTTCAAAAATAAAGAATGAAGTACCCACTAGAACAAGAACAAGAATTAATGATGGATGTTTGGTCGCCAACGATCAAAAACGATCCCTACAAGTTTGTTAAATACATCTTCCCTTGGGGACAAGAAGATACCCCCCTCCACGAGTTCAAAGGACCTCGTAAGTGGCAAGAAAAAATTTTAAAAAAAATTACCACTCACATAAAACGCAATCAAGGCAGATTAGATCCAGAGATGTTTCGTATGGCTGTCGCTTCAGGTCGTGGTATTGGTAAATCGGCTTTAGTGTCTTGGCTGGTTTTATGGATGCTATCAACCAGACTTGGTTCAACCATAATCGTAACAGCCAACACGGAACAACAGTTGCGCTCACGAACTTGGGCTGAACTCGGTAAATGGCTCACCCTCGCACTTAACTCACATTGGTTTGCTAAAACTGCAACCACGATTAAACCTGCGCCCTGGTTTGAAGAAGCGCTCGTGCGTGACTTAAAAATCGACACAGGTTATTACTACGCTCAAGCGCAACTCTGGTCAGAAGAAAACCCCGATGCTTTCGCTGGTATTCACTCCAGTTATGGTGTCTGCCTAATCATGGACGAAGCTTCAGGTATTCCCGCACCCATCTACTCAGTATCAGAAGGTTTCTTTTCCGAACCCACGCCCGACCGTTACTGGTTTTGTTTCTCCAACCCCAGACGTAACACAGGACCATTTTACGATTGCTTCCACGGGAACAAATCCTACTGGCAAACCGAACAGATCGACTCACGCACGGTCGAAGGCACAGACACCGCTTTGTTTTCACGCATGATCGAACAGTATGGCGAAGAATCAACCGTTGCTCGTGTTGAAGTCATGGGTGAGTTTCCCCGTGCGGACGACGATACCGTGATACCAATGGAGTTGATTAGAGGTGCGGTTGGTCGTGACGTGGATCTCTCATCAAGTGAGCCGATTGTTTGGGGTTTGGACGTGGCTCGATTTGGTGGTGATAATTCTGCGCTTTGCGTTAGGCAAGGTAATACCGTCTTTGAAGTGGAAACCTTTGCGTCAATGGATTTGATGCAGTTATGTGGCATTATAAAAAATCGTTATGACGATGCGACCGTGCTAGAGAAACCACAAGAGATTATGGTCGATGTGATTGGTATTGGTTCGGGCGTGGTGGACCGCTTGCGTGAACTTAACTTGCCCGTGCGTGGCATCAACGTCGCCGAGTCGCCCTCAAGT